TGTTTAATCCAAAGTCTTTGGTTAATTGGTCAATGCCATAAAAGGATCCTTTAGTCATCCACTGCATCAATTTTTTATCTCGGTGGTCAGGAGACATATATCCATAAATTTTTTCTATTTGTTTGTAATTTAAAAGTTGTCCCTGTCTTAAATGTTCCCAGTTTGTAGCGGCTTCTTGAATATCCTTTTCATAACTACGTTTATGTCTAGTTTCATAATATAAACCCTTACGGTGCAGAACATCTTCTATTTCTCTTAACATGTGTTTAGTTCGAGCTAAAACTAACCATTCACCAGAAGACATATCTACTGACTCAATACCAAAATGCCTGCGTAAACTGCCTTCGGCCGTTCTAGGTTGCCAGTTTTTGTTTATTCTATGTTTAATTCTATTAATAATTCCCATTGCTAAAGCATGAACTTTCATAGGTATTCTATGTGATTGTATTAATGGAAGATTTATCATTTGATTTTGTAATGCTATAAAAGAATCTACGTCTGCACCAGCCCATTTAAAAATAGCTTGATCGTCATCGCCTGCAATAAAGGTATCCTCTGTTTTATTCCAAATAGAGCGTGCCATATCCCATTGCATTAGAGATAGATCTTGTGCCTCATCAATGAATACTACGTCGAACTTTGGTGATTTATCTGATTTAGTAAAATCTAAAATCATGTCATTAAAATCTATTAAGTTATATTCTTTTTTATATCTCTGTAGTTCGTTAGAAATAATATGCAGTTTATTCAGCTCTAAGTCTTGAGTATGTTCTCGTTTGTTATATTGTTGTTCCAAAGTAATGTTTCTTACCCTAGCTAGATTAATAATTTGTAAATACTCACTGTCAGAGGTAAAAATACCATGATCTTCTTGATGTTCTGCATAAGTTACTGGAAATCCAAGTTTTTTTCCAAGATCTTTATAGTGACTTGATTGTATCACTTGGTCTTTCTTTAGCCCTAATTTTCTAAATGCGAGCGAGTGCAGAGTTCTAAAATATGGAAGGTCATCTTCAGTTAAATTAAATTTTTTAATTGCTTCGTCTCTGGCATGGTATGCAGCTTTTTGTGTAAAAGCAAAATAACCAACTCTATCTGGATCTGTTTCTTTTAAATAATCATCTACTTTATTTAATAAGGTTGTAGTCTTGCCTGTACCTGGTGGTCCTAATACTATTGTTTTCATAAAAGAAGTCCGGTGATTAGAGAATAAGTTATACACACAACCGTGAGAAGCATCATATCACCAACAAGATCAAGATTCATTAGTAAGGATCCTTCGGTCTAAGTTCTTTAGGAATGTAAGGCGTTTCAATTCTTTCTAGTGAGCTGGCTACAATAACAGATATTTTCTTTTTTCCTATCAGGATCCTATCTTCGCTACATTTGAAATGTTCTTTGAGCATTTGGTGAGTGAATTGAGGTTTTTCATCCCATTTTTTTCTAGCCAAAAAGCCATGATAAAATTTACTAAAGATAAAGTAATGTTTTTTCTCTGCCTGAAATACACTTCCACGCGTGATATCTTCTTTGGTTGCACTTGTTGAACTACGATTCGTGCAAAATTCTTCTAGATGATTTTGAAGTTGATCAATTTTTGAAGAGCCAGCGGGTGCTTCAATGTCTTCTCGTCCATCCATTAAATCTTGAATAAGTTTTTTCCATTCTTTTTTAGAAATAGTAGGAAGGACTTTATTAATTTGTTCTAGTACCGCTATTTGAAATAGTCTTTGATCATAGAGAGTCACGGCATTTTCAAGTCTAACTCTTTCTCCGTCTACATTGAGACGATAATAAGGTGTATCGAGTAAAATTTTTTGTAAGTCACTTAGGATAGGAAAAGTAACTTCTCCTCCGATTCCAAAAGGTCTTGTTTTACATAAAAATTTATCACAATAACTACACATGGGCTCGTCTTTACATTTATATCCCCATTCTTTTTTCTCATGTTGTAATTTAATTCTTTCTACTGAAGCATCATCCAACGGAGGAACCATATAATTTTGATTAAATAAAATTAATTTATTTTTCCATTCTGCAGGCCATTTCTTTTTAGCGTAAACAGCATAATGAAATAAAGTGTTATCTCTTTTTCCTTCTCCAATTTTTTCGGCAGCCAGTGTTTCAATACATGGAGGACCATCAGTGAAATCAGATTGTTTTCTTTTGATGTTGAGATTTTCCAGTTGTTCCGGTGTGAGTTTATTTCTTTCGTAGGTTCCAAAAAAACCATCTAGTGTAGCAGCTGCGCCATTCTCCAGATAGGAATATCGGGTTGTTTTTTGTGAATTAAAATATGGTAAATTAAGGAAATTTCCTGTATCCTCTTTGGAATTTAATTTTATCTGTTTGGGAAACACTTCTGAATTTCCATATCCTAGCACCGCACTAATTGATAATAATTTATTTCGTAAGATTTCTGCGTCCACAGGCACTGTCGTAAATAAAAATACATGAGCTCCTCCACTTTTAGATCTACAAGTAACTAGAGGAAGATCCATAACTTTAATTTGGTCTAATAATTTTTTGTGATTAAAGCTGGCATAGCTATCAATATCAATACATCCCCAACAACATTTGTTCTCTTCATTAATGGGAATGATGCCAAGACTCGGTTCAATTCCTTTGAGATGATTCTCCCATAATACGTCGGTAACCGGTTCACGTTTAACAAACGATTTACCTTTAAGTTTGGTTCCATCCGCATTCTTTTTTTCAACGTGGGTGCAACCATGGGCTCGTTGTAAACCATTAAATATTTTTTTAAATTTTTCTATCATATAATTAAAAAGGGCGGCTTAAGTCTCCCGCTACCGCCCCCTTCCAAACACGTGTAGGAATCTATTTAATTTTTTTATTAAATTCGATTCTGTTCTTCTTGTTTCGGTAGTTGAAACATTTAACGAGACTTTCAATCCATTCTTCCTCGTTTTGTCCTTTACCGTCTTCATCTAATTTTCTAGGATAATTTTTAATCTGCCTGTAACAGACATCAAAAGAAAAATCCTTGACTTTAGATACCTTTATAAAAGCCATACTAAAGTAAAGTCCCTTGGCTACCGCTGCCACATTTCTTAGTTTTGCTAAGTTACGGGCAATCGCTTCTGCAGCTGAAAGATCTTTTATTTTAAATGAACCTTTTTTAAAGGCTATATACCCCCGGTCGGGAGTATTGGTTTGAGACAACAAATATAACACAACTTTATTAGACAATTTATATGTTTTAATAAAGTCTGCTACGATGTCATATTGAGAATGGTTCCAATGGATACTTCCGTCATACTCTTTTTCAGTAAAACGATGTAAGTAATCATTAAAGTCCCAGTTCTTACTAACCGTATTCATGATCTGTACAGATTTTATATCTGTGCCAGTTGCTTTGCTCCAGCCAATAGGCATTCGCATAGCCATAGCAGCCCTAAGACGATGCTGACCATTGATGACAAACATATCTTCGTTTACCACGATGGCTTCATCTTGTCCTTCGTTTCTCATCGAAACAGCTAGATCATAAATGTGTTTTTTAGTTGTGACTCGGTTTTGGTTTAAGAATCTAAATTGCCCATAATTGCGTGTATACTCAATTTTAGGATCTAGTTTTCTTACCCATTTACCGTTGATCGACTTCATGGGAGGTATAGTATATTTACCACTTTCACTTGTCGAAATGCTGTGTACAGCTTTTTTACTTTTTTTACTTTTTTTCGACATTAAAATGGCGCCTCCTCACGTTTGTCAGTACTATGTTTAGCTACGACGTCACCTTTGCTAACTCTTGCAGCAAATTGTTTCGCTACGTCATAGATTGATCGATCTTTAACGGGACCTACCTTAGACACATCCCAACCAAACCATGTTCCTTTGTCATTCGACATTTGAACAGTTTTTAGATTATAAATGTGGCTGTATGTTGGCGGTGTGAATAAGCCGTTCTTACCTTGTAGCTTAAGACCCATCATGATTGAATTCCATTTACGACTAATCTTTAATTGAGTGGCCTTCATAGATATCAATGCTGTTGATGGACTTTTACCCATAAGAATCACAAAGTGATTAGCAGTGTTTTCCAGATAATTACCATTAGGTAATCTATCCTTCCAAGATTTATCACGAGTAGTTGTACTCACGATATCACTGTCTGCACTGTGGATTGCTACAGGAGCATTTCCAGATTGACCTCTGTCTTGCCATTCGACATACTGTCTTTCATAATGGACAGGTATAACATTTATACCTTTTGCTCCATCATAAAGCTCTTTGGTCACGCTGTTTACAATCATTCCAGGTTCTGCACCGCTAATAAACTTAGCATTCTGTTTATTAACCTCTGGAGATAATTGTCCCAAAACTTTCAGAAATGGTAATGCAAGATCTTCTTGCGTCATATTCTGAGAGCCCGCATTTGCATCAGCTTCGAATAGATTCGTAGACAATGCACCTGCTTCTTCTTTTACTTGTACTTGGTTCATGTTTATTGTTTCCTTTTTATTGTTGTTTTATTTCCAACGAATACGTTGAAAAGTTCCGTTGGCATTTCTTTACCTGCCTCAATACGTTCACGGACTAACGCTTTAAGAGTCATGGGCTCAACCTTCAACTTTTGTGTTGGTTGAAACCCACGCTCTTGTGCAAGAACAGCATAATCAGCTGCCTTGTTATCTTCGTTACGACCAAAAGACACGGATATCTCATTTTTGATTATGTCTCCTAGTCCATTGTTACGAAGCCAGTTAAACGCCGCTTCTCTATTTGCTATAGTGATGTTGGCGCTATAATTTGGTTTAACATCTACTGAAGATCCATCCATGAGTTTAAGATGGGCTAAACCCATTTCACTCATCATGGTTGGAATTACTTCTCCTGATACATATTCTAAATCTTTTTTCCTTTGTTTTAAATCTTTCTCTTTTTTTTCTATTTCTTGATTAAGATTTTCCAGTCTTTCAACTTGATCAGCTAAAGATTGAATATTTCCTGTTTTAGTTATGACCTTTGCTTGGTCCTCTTCAAAGTTTATTTTATCTTTGAATTTTATTTGTTGCTTAATGCTCATCTATTTTTCCTTTCTCGTATAGGTTAATTTCAATAGGATAATATTGTCTTTCTTGTTTATCCCATTTTAGTAAATTGTATTTACCATTTGTCATGTCAGAAACTATAGAACATGCAACACCTATAATAGCAGGATCACCGGTTAATAATAAATAATCTTCTGTCGTAAAATCTTTTAATGCTTTTCTTAATTTAAAAATTAACGGACCAGGAGAAAATATTATTTGTGAAAATTCTGGTAATAAGAATTCAAACTTACCATATTTAGCCGCTCCCATAATGTTAATTTTAGGTGCACCTGATTGAGTGCCAGCAACTTCTTGTATTACATAAACTGTATTTTCTTTCATGCTTGACAATATAGTCATAAATGTTATGTTGTCAACTAGAAAGAAGAAAAATTATGAACTATAAATTTAAAACAAAACCTTATGCGCATCAGCTCAAGGCATTAGAGATGTCTTGGAACCGGGAAACCTTTGCTTACTTCATGGAAATGGGTACGGGTAAAACTAAAGTTT